CCCTCTTCTTGTACGTTGAGCGATCTTGTTCGCTACTCTGTTGATCAATACAGCCAAAGCCGCGTGTTCGTCACCTACGAATGTTGCCGTACCTGACACAGCAGATTGGTCAAAAGTTTCTTCTGTAGCCGCTAATGCTCTCAAAGAACCTAAGATCTCTTGATCGATTTCAGCAGTAATTTCTTGAGCTAATGCCGCCATTACTTCTGCTTCGATGTCGATACCTTGTTGTGCTTGAGCGTCTTGAGCAGACTCAAAAGTCCATCTTGCTGATAACTTACGAGTTTTTGCTTCAACTGTTTGTTTCAAGATTTGGATTGATAATCTGTTACCTGCAGATCCTTCTAATGCCGCTGTTGCGCCACCTTTTGCCGGATTGCCGTCGTTTCCAGAATATGCTTCTGCGATCTTGAACGGTGATAACGCTTCTTCACCAGCAGTGGTTGTTGTTGCACCACCTGATGTTGTGTCAGCGTATCTTACTCTTAGAGTGTGGATTTGTCCAACTGGGCCAGTCATCGGTTGTACACCAACCAATTCGTTAGCAATCACAGTCGGCATAACCCGTCTGATTACTGGTAGAATCACTCTGTTCAAAGTTGCAACATTACCTGCTGAAGTGGCACCTGCCGTAGCGGCTTCGTTCAAATACGATCTTGTATTCTCTAAAGTCACTTCCATTACAGACTTCTGATTACCAGAAAGACCTTCTAGTAATGCTGTCTTTGTATCCTGCCAGCGAGCTTCTGTTAGTTCTGACATTTATTTTCTCCTTAATGTTATATCCCTGCGAGTCTTTTAATGTCAACGATGTTACCGTTGAACTGACCCACGGGTTTACTAACTGTTTCTTGTTTGTCGCCTGTTATTTCTGTGCCTTCTTTCAATGCCTGTTTTTTCGCTGGAGAATTACCATTGATAACCGCTGGCATATACTTTTCAAATTGCTTTTGCAACTTTCCAGTCTCCACGCTCTCCAGTAGATTTGTCATTATATCTTTTTGTTCTGTATTCAACGGCTTTACCAAGTCGTTGATTACTTTTTCTCTCTCTGCTGATTCTTTTAGCGATTTGATTTCAGCCTCTTTGGCTTCAACTTTCGCTTTCATCTCTTCAGCAGTCTTTTTCGCTTCTTCTGCCTGTAGTTTCGCCATGTCCACTACTTTTAGAAGTTTGGCTGTTTCACCTTTTTCGTTCAAGAATGATTGTGTGTACTCTTGAGCGTAAGATTCGTACAGTCTGCGACCAAAGTCGTTTTTACGAGCCGCATCAATGTCTTCTCTCAATTGAGAAATTTCATTTTTCAATGTTTTCTCAACGATAGTAGTCACTGCTTCTGCACTCTTTGTAATGAACTTCGTTCTTACTTTTTCAAAGTGTGCTTTTGCTTCTCTGATAAGACGTACTTTCGTCTCTGCGACGTCTTGTTTGTCTTCGTTAAACTCTGCGATTTCTTTAGATAGAGCATCAACTACGAATTCCTCAAGTTTCTGGAAGTTTTCTGCCATAACTTTTTGGTCTGCGTGTAATTCAGCAATTTCACCTTTAAGTTGTTCAAAAACAAACGACTTTAATTTGTCTGAGTGTTCACGGATTTGAGTAGCATACTTAACTTTTTCTTCTGCTAATTGCTTCTTGTCTTCTGCGAACTCTGCCATTTCTGCTTCGATTCTTTCAGATACCATTTTGTCAACAGCGTCTGTTAAAGTTGCTTTGTCGTGTTCATACTTCTCAGCAAATTCTGAACGAAGTTCAGCAGTAACAGAAAGTTTATTTTCTTCAACTTTCTTGTTCCAAGCGTCTTCGATTTCCGCTCTGATCTCTTCCGAAATTGCATTGTTTTCAAAAAGTGATTTCAGTGCTTCTAACATTTAGTTTCTCCTATTTAGATTGGAGTTTTCCAATTATGTTTATTAGTTGTTCTTTTAAGTATTTTTCTGCCTTTACGTCCCTTGCTGTGTTAAATGCCTTCAGACCACCTTTTGTATTCATAAGATGCTCGTAAATTGGCGTAGGATATGCTCCAGGCGCCGATGGTTGAGCAACTATGTCGATGGTGATAATTTCAAAATCTGATACTTGTCCGGATCCGTCTTCTTTAACATTACCAGAGCCCCTACTGGAAACGCCTAGTTTAACTCCGCTTTCCAGCATTGTTTTCACTAGTGTTCCCATAGGAGTTGGTAAAACTTTCATTTTTCCGTAACCGTTAGGTCCGTCCATCCACATTTCATTAACCATGTGTGATACACGATCCAAATTGATGTTTAGTCCTTCTGGATGATCTACTTCGCCGAGCACTGAGTACCCGCCTTTGATTTGATCGTTGAGCGTACTGACAGCCCTTTGGATTTCGTTAACAGGATACACTCTCTGGTTGGCGTTTTTAACACCTCCCTGAATGCAGATGCCTTTCATGTAAAGGCTTTTACCGTTGTTTTCATCCTTAGACTCAACGACTATTCCCGCTTGGTCAAAAGTCAGTGTCTCACGTAGTTGTAACATCCGTTCGTCCTAAATCAATTATTAACTGCCAATTGCAGATTTTTTAGCGGAACCATCAGTTCCATCTGCTGTATTAGCCTTTGCCGCTGATTGTTTACTTCCTGCTTTAGAGCCTGGCGTGTTAACATTTCCAGCATTGTCTTCTTTAGGCATAGGTGCTTTACCACCTTTTTCTTCACCGCCTTGTGCAAGATTTTTGCCGTCTGCTTTCGCGTCAGAACCACCTGATTTAGCAACTGGAGAAGCAGAATTATCTGAACCGTCAGTGTGTGATACACTTACTTTGTTCACATATTCTCTGATTTCTTCTGTCGCTGTTTTAGGTGCGTTATTTTTTGTCTCTACTGCTGGGATCACTTCCTCAGGAGCAAGTTCGGGAGCAACTTCTACTTCTCCCTCTGCATCTTGACTTACGATTGCTTCTTCTTCGCCTTTGTCTTCTGCGTCGTCGTCGCCTTCGCCCTTGTCAGACATCATTTTTTCAAATTCTGCTTTAAGGTCATCAATTGCATCTTCTAGGTCAACAACTCTGTCTTCGATTTCTTCAGCGTCATCGCCTTTGTCATCGCCATTGTCGTCACCATTTTCTTCACCGTTATCTGCCGCTATGTCGCCCATCATGTCGTCTGTTGCATCGCCACCGTGTGCTTCATCTGCCGCTACTTCGGAATTTTCCGCATCTACAAGAGATTCGTCAGTTGCTTCTTCATCTTTAGACTCTTCTTCTTTAGTTTCTTCGTCTTTAGATGCTTCTTCGACTGCTTCGTCTTCTTTAGACTCTTCAGAAGCCTTCTCTTCTACTTTGTCGTCTTCTTTTGCTTCTTCTTTAGACGCTTCCGTAGTTGCTTCTTCTTTGTCTTCTGCTTTATCTTCTGTTTTTTCTTCTACTTTGTCTTCTGCTTTGTCTTCAGATTTCTCTTCGACTTCGATATCTTTGATATCATCTTCTAAAAGACCTTCATAGATTGATCTTGATTTTTCTACAACGATATTGTGGAAAATCTCTTCTGCCGCTGATTTGTCGTCAGCGATCAATTTTTCAAGCATTTGCTCGAATTTACTTTTATCTGACATTGTTTTTCTCCTATTAACTGTTTTTGAT